CGGCGGGACCCCCCCCGCCCCCCGCCCCCCCCCCCCCCCCCCCCGCCCCCGCCCCCCCCCCCCCCCAAGCCCTATGCCGTTTCGTTCGTGTTTTGAAGGGTTTTTAGAGCGTCAGGAAAATCTCTGTAGGAGTGTGACCCGCCATTAGTGGCGGCTCGGTGCGGTAATGTACGGCCGTCCATCGTGACGTCAATGTGGTGTACGGGGATTCCAGGGCGACCAACGGTGCGGTGTTCGTGGCGGTGCTGCTATCGGTAGATAGGCTACTGGGTATCGGTAGTTCGTCAAGAGAAGAATCGAGAGAGTGCGGAGACAACGAAATCGAGCGAGTGGGCCACTGTCTGGGCGATCTCGGAATCCGTGCCCAACTCCTGGCCGAGGCGAACGGCCACCAGCAGCTCGAGTGCCCTGCCCCAAGTCATCCGTGCTTTGCGTGCCATCTAGCCCTCCTTGGCTTTAGCGTCCTGTGCGTGAATCGCCACCCGTTTCGCAGCTGTCGGCAGGCCGGGTGGCCCCACCTTGTGCGGTCACTTGCAAAGCGCTTTCAACAGTGCATCAGCGGCAGCCTTGCAACTGCGGAATCGACGCTCGCTGCGACTGTGTCTCCATGAGCCAGTCGGGCGATTGCATGAGCCGACAATGCCATAGACTTGGCCAAGCACCTCGCCAGACACGCGGTCTACTAGCTCGTACTGGCGAGGCACCACCATGCGCCATCGCGCCGTTGCAGCCGTGATCATTGTCTTGCCCTCTGCGTCGTGTGGTAGTGTTGCCCGCCGGCCCAGTTGCCGGCGGGCGTGGTGATTTGTCAGACGACGCCCACATGCTCACGGGTGAACGTCACGCGGCGAACCGTGTCAGTCGCCTCACTCCAGACAAGCATGTGGATGGCGGCTAGAAGGCCGGCCTTGTCGCGGCGAAACTCTTCGGCGGCGATGGTCTTGGCGACTGCGAGCTGCGGGTACTTGTTGTTGGCGTTCATCGTTTCGTCTCCGGTTTGCGTGTCGTCAGGTCTCATGTGCCTGACGTGTGTACTGTAGGCTATCGGTATTTGGGCGTCAAGAGGGCCAGAAAAGATTTTTGTAGGTACGTTTCTGCGGGGGAAACGCTACTTCTTCCGATTCGCCTTCTTCCGCTTGGCGGCTGGGCGCTTGGCGAGGTGCTTTTTGGCGTTCGCCCTGGTCGTCAGGTTGTCCCTGGCCTCCTTGGCGGCCTTCACGGGGATGAGCCAGACACGCAGCCCGATCCGTCTCGAGCCAGGCAATTTGCCCTCCCGCAGGAGGGCGCGCACCCACCCGTCCGTGCAGCCCATGAAGTCAACGGCCTCGCTGACCGTGAGGTATTCGCCGCCGTCGATCTTTTCCGGTGCCATTGCGATCATCCCTTAGATACTACCGCTAACCAGCAGTCGGTCAAACCCAACCCACCGCCGTTGCCTGCCGCACTCGAAACCCTGTACACTACAACAACCCGCCAAAGCGGGCGATTGTTTTAGCGGATGGGGTGTAGCTTGAACATCTGTACACCTCCCGCTAGACTTCGCCTCCTTGGCACAACAAAGGAGACGAAAAATGACCCTTCGAGAACTGCTGGTGGACCGCGTGGCGCCGCTGAAGAACCTGTCGGATCGCTCGGTCAGCATGTACCTGAGCACCCTGGACCGATTCCGCGACTACCTGGGGCACGAGCCCACCGTTGACGACCTGACAGACCTGACCGCAGCCAAATTCATCCGCTGGCGTTCCAGCACCGTGCACGACAAAAAGCGTGGCCTGATCTCGCCAGCCAGTCTGGCCAAGGATTCTGCACACCTCAGGAGTCTGTGGACCTGGCTGGCGAAAAAGCGATGGAAGCGGTCGGACGGGGAGTTGATCGAGTTCCCTGATTACGCACGCCCTCGCGTCCCAAAGCCCGTGCCGAGGGCCTACAAGGCCGATGAGCTCGCAAAGCTGATTCAGGCGGCCAGGCACCGCAAGGGCGCCGTTGCGGGCAAGCCTGCGGCCTGGTACTGGGTCACGAAGATCCAGGCGCTTTTCCAGACCGGGGAACGCATCGGCGCCGTGCTCGCCCTGCGTTGGTCCGAGGTCGACCTAGAGCAGCACACGCTCACGTTCCTGGCAGCTACCCGCAAGGGCCACAGGGAGACGATTACGCGGCCGATAACGCCGCAGCTGTCCAAGATGCTGGCCACCCAGAAAGGGGCGACAGAGACTCGCGTATGGCCTTGGCTGGAGGACCGTGAAATGCTGTCCTGCTACGCCTCGCTCAGGGTTCTGTGCCGGTGCGCGGGCGTTCCGTACAAGCCGTTTCACGCCATCCGCAAGTCGACGGCATCCTACCTCAAACGGGCCGGGATCTCAGCCAAAAAGCAGCTAGGGCACTCGTCTGAGGAAATGGCTGAAAACCACTATTACGACGAGGACATCACAGGAAGGGAGTCAAATCTGGACTACCTCCCAGACATCACCAGGCCGCCTTCCGATGGCGGCGAAAAGCCTGCCGCGTAACGCCAACGCCACATCTACCTGCCACCGCTCGACCTGGACCTACCCAGTCCGTCGAGTGCGTCGCCAGATCTACAGTCAAACGCCCCTGGCAGCACCAGGTCCGCCGCCAACGGGTAGTGCTTCAGGAGCCGCCTAGCCTCCTCGCGGACCTCGCGGCGGATGCCCTTGATGCCGCCGCCGTAGGGTGACGCGAGGCGCAAGAGGAACTCTCGGACGGACATGACGGCGCGGGTGCGTTCGTAGGGCAATGTCATGCCAGCCTCTCCAGCAGATTCCCCAGCGCAGCCTCCAGCCGACTGTCGTGCATCTCGCTTGCAACAGCGGCCGCCCGGCGGATCGCCTTCAATTCCTCGTCGGTCAGCGTGGGTGTGCGGTACAGCGGCACCACCTCGCCGCTGCACTCTGCCGCGATCTCCAGTGCCTCGTCGATCGAGTCGGGTCCGTACGACGAGTCGTACTCGCCGTTGACGTAGACCGCCCAGGCGGCTATTTCTCGCGCTCTGGGACATGGAATGTCGCCGGTGCCCTCGCCGGGTCGGGCGGCCGCGTTATCAGTGCGGTCCCTGTCGGCGTCTGTACGGGCTGTCGCCGCCGGCGCGGCGTCATGATTCGTTCGCTCCCGCTCTCTGAGCATGGCGTCGGCAATGCGATAGGCGTACGCGCATGTGTTTGACAGCGACGGGCCTTCGCCTTCGTTTGCCAGCAGCCCCGTCAACGCCGCAGCGGCGAGCGTGTCGCGGTCGGTCATAGCTTCCTATCCCTGTCGTGAAACGCCGCTTTGCCTTTCGATACGCGAGACTCAAAGACGCTGAGCTTCTCAGGCGTACCTGGTCTGGCGTCTGTCGGCTGGATGGCCTCCAGCCTCGCGGCGACGTCGAGCCGGATAGCAGTGATGGAGTCAATCGCCCGTGTGCAGGCGTCGTACAGAATGGTTTCGTCGTACCGGGCAGCTCGAGCGACGTACTCAATTCCGCAGGCGTCTGAAAACTGATTGCTACCACCGGCGCTGTGCGGCGAGCAGTAGAGGACGATACAGGCCCGCGCTCGTGCCACCTCCATGGCGAGTTGTGTCAGACTCTTGCGCAGCGGTGCTGGTGTGCCCCGCCGGTATCTAGGCCGTTTGGCGACCATGGCTGCCGGTGTAGCAAATCCGTCAAGCGCGGCGCGATGCAGCGACATCGCGAATAGCTTCGCGTAGCAACTGCCGGCCTTCGGGCGTTGAGGCAAACCACAGATTGGCAAACTCGACGGCGACGACATCCACCAGGAGCGACAGCGCCTGCATGGTGTTACGGTCGCACCCGTGAATGGCCTCCAGCGTCTCTCGGACGCGAGCGGAAATGACAGCGAGCCCGTCGAGTGCGTCTTTGGCGGCCGCTGCCGAGGCACCACGGATGGCAATCGAGGTCATGTGCCTGGTAGGCCAGGCCCGCATGACCTCGTCGGCGATGTCGCCGCACACGCGAGGAAACTGGCGGCCGTGCTCGCCCAGCCGCGAGGTGATAGCCTCGTGCACGGCCTCACGAGCCGCCGCTGTGCCGCCCACGAGTCACCTCGTGCCCGCAGGCGTCGACGGTGAGACAGTCGCAGGCGGCACAGCAGGGGCCTTGCACCGGCATGACGCCGGGCAAGGGCACGGCGTACGGTGTCCGTCGCCGTGGACGATATAGCCACGCCCGCCGCAGTCAGTGCAGCAGCCTGGCTTGGGGGGCTCTGGCTTGGGCTGTGGCGCCTGCTCGGTGGCGAATGTGGCGTAGGCCACCGAGACTGCCGCAGAGGCTCTGGGGGCCTCCAGGCTCATCTCCGCAGGGTCAGCGGACAGCCACGTTAGCCAGGCCAGAATCGTGCGCCACATATCACCAGCCCTCACGATGATTGAGCACCCTGTGGCCGTCCTCGTCTACGCGAGCGTGCACGAATTGCTGCGTTTCCGGCGGAGGCGGCTCGACAAACATCATCGCCCACAACCCAAACTTCGCGACGCGAATTAGAAATTTGAGCACCGGCCTTTCGGGCTTGGGCTTGATTGGCGAAGACGGCGACGTGGCCGCCCACCATCCGAGAGCCAGCCCGACGACGCCTGCCAGGACGAGAATCCGAATATCACGTTGCCGGCGAGCGACCTCCGGCGGCATGGGGGTGGCAACAGCCTCAGACATTGCTCGCCCTCCACCATTCCAGGGCGTAGACCAGGGCGACGGCACCGACGACCGAGCCAACAAACCCGGCCGGACCTTCGCCAAACGGCAGACCGCCGAGCACGCTACCAGCCACGCCCAGGCCGATTGCCGGCAGCCAGCCCTCGTTCACCTTGCCGGGCATCAGCGCCTTCGCGATGCCTCCGACGATCGACCCGAAAATCGCCCATGTGAGAATCGAGAACATCGAGCACTCCTAGAGAGCCAGTGCACCGGCGACCGTCGCCGGCTGCGGTTGTTTTTGCTTGGCCGGCTGCATCCAGCCGCCATGGTCCAGGTCCCGATAGCGGAAGCCGTCGGTGTCGCCGATCGCCCAGGCGTCCTCGAGCATCCGCTCTACAACGCTGCGGCGCGCCCAGAACGAGCCATCGGGCTGGTCGGCGGGCCACCGGTTTTCCTTTGGCCCAATCCAATTCGGCCCCCAGCTATTGAGCACCAGTACGCAATCGTCAGGCGACCCGTTCTTTCGGTGGCGCACTGAAATCGCCACCATCTGGTGCATCCAGACGCCGCCGGCCTCGGCGATACCGTCCTTGTTGCGCGTGGACTGGAAACCCTGCGAGCTTGCCAGCGTCACCGGGTAGCCGGATTCGATTGCGGCAGCAAGCTCGTCCCAGGTGCGGACGGCGACCACGTACTTGCACGGATGCCGCTTCGCAAGCGTGTCCATCACGCCCTGATCACCTGGGCCGCCGCATCCGTAGGCGCCCCACTGCTTCGCCCGCTCGCCGCTGTAGGTGGTCAGATCAATGCCGTTGACCGTCTCGCGGTAGATCACCCCGAAGTCGCGCAGGAACTTGGCCGCCCCGTAGCCTGTGGCACCGTCACTGAAGCCGCCGTAGGGCTGGGAACCGTCTCCAGGCTTGCCACGCGCTTCGACTCGAGCACCGCCGTAGATGGCCTCCGTAGCCGGCATCAGCGGAGGCTCCGGCAGTTTGCCGATTGACCAGGCAACAGCGTCCTGACAGTAGACTGCGTGCATCGCCCCCCACGAGACGCAGTCGCCTATCGCCTGCCGGCCGACGACGAACGGTTTGCCGTAGCGGGCCTGGTGGGCGCGGTCCATGTAGCGGTAGAGAAACGTATCGACGCCACGGGCCTTGTCCATCGCGTCGGCGCCGGCCTGACTGAAAAACTTCTCGTTGCCGAGCGTCGCCAAGAACGCTCTCGTCCCGGCCGGGTCTGGCGTGTAGCCGTACCGCTCAACGGCATCGACTGCCCGATTAGTGATGCGCTCCGCCAGGGCGCCGAGCACGGACGCCACGACGACAAATGCGACGGCAGACCATGACCAGCGTTGGACGCGGCTCACTTAATGGCCTCCTCGCACGCCTGCGACAGGTCGCGGTACGCCTGCACCCATGCCTTGCGGCTTTCAGGCGTCACCGGGCCGCCGCTGGTGCCGACGGCCTGGTCAAGGAAGCCATGCACAGCGTCGCGCACTGCAGGCTGTCTGGCGCCCAGACTCTCGCCACGCATCCGCGCCTCGCGAGCCGCGATCCGCAAGTCGTCAAACGCCACGCCCGTCCGCAGCCTTGGCCCATCCTTGCGCTGACCGTCCTGCTCAAGGCAGTCGGCGAGCTCGCCGAGGAGCGCGGCGAACATCGCAGCATCGGTTGCCGCCGACGGGCCGACGAACTTGCCACGCAGAGAAAAGGCGTCGGGGGGCACAGGCGCAGGGGCGGGGGCCGGAGATTGACCACGCCCCGCGTAACTGACTACCGCAGCCAGGAGTAGGCCGGCAGCGGCGACATGCTTCGGGGCGACGCCAGCGAAGGGCTTGGTGGCCAGCCACGCTTTGGCGCGGTCGGTCGCGGCCTGACCAAAGAACAGCCACGCAGCACATGCAAGAAACGCAGCAGTAATCACTTGGACCTCACCATCGGGAGAAGAGATTCAATCACGCCACCGGCGAGCGCCAGCACGAGCGCCCGGATGGCCGGACGGGCGATGATGTAGACCGGCCACGCCACCAGCGGTACGCAGCGGTCGGCCACCGTGTCGAAGAGCGCCGCAGCAGCGACCAGCGCCAGATCCTTTTTCTCGGCGCCGGTCATGGTGGCGATGTCGTCGAGCGTTGCGACTGCCAGCCGCATGAGGGCCGTCAGCAGCTCGCCAAACTCAGACCAATTGAGACCGTCCGACGCGGCAAGCTTGGCCGTCGCGATGTATGCCTTGACCTGCTCGGACAAGTTGTCGAACGCGGCGGCCGCGCTCAGAGGGG